CGTCAGCTCCGCACTCAGTACATGGCGGAGATGGCTGCGACGAAGCATGAGATCGTCCAGCTTCACGACGCGCACGATCACGCGATGAAAGAAGTGCAGCAAGTGCACTCGCACATCCGCTCGCAGAAGTTCCGCGAGCACCCGATCATGCGCGCGTTCATGCACGCGATGCGGATGCTCCACGGTGCGAGTCAGCAAGTCGCGCAGAAGATGGGGATGGGCATCTCCGCCGCAGGCAGCGCAGTCGCCTCCGGCGCGCGAGCTGCGAAGGAGAAGATCGGTGAAGCGATCGAGAACCGCGGACAGCAGAAGAAGTTCGAAGCGGGTGCGGAGGGTCGCGCAGCTCTCGATCAGGCTGCCGCACAGCAAGGTCCGGAGTCCGAGGTCAAGCCGCTCGGCGTGAGCAAAGAAGACATCGAGCAGCGCTTCGGCACGAAGGATCAAGAGCGTCAGGATCAAGCGAAGAAGGTGCTCGCATCGCTCGGTCAGGATCTCGGCGAAGAGGGCGAGGAAGAAGCGAATCCCGAGGACGTCGAAGAAATGCCCGAGGAAGGCGCCGAAGGTGAAGAGCCCGAGGCGACGGACGAGGAAGAGCCGACCTACGAAGAGCCGGGTGACGAAGAGCAGCCTGAAGAGATGAGTGAAGAGGAAGCTCCCGAGGGCGAGGAAGGACTCCCTCCCGCGACCGAAGGTCATCCTCCGCCGAGTCCTGCCGAAGAGCACGCGACGAACGAAGTCGATGAAGCTCTCGGCGAGATCCAGTCGCCCGAGATGCGCGAGGGTCTCGAAGGACAGCTCGCGACTCAGGCGAAGGAAGAGGGCGCGCAGAAGAAGTTCGCGCAGGACGTCGCGGGACACACTGCATCACGCGACAAGAACGAGCGTGTCGCCGCGGAGCGCGCGAAGGCGTGGGCGGAGAAGAACGCGAAGCTCCAGGCGCGGATGAAGCAGCGAAAGCAGCAAGCCGGTCTCGCTCCGACGTTCCTCGCTGGCGGCAAAGACATCGAGAATGCGGAAGACGCGCCCGAAGCATCTCCCGAGGACGAGAAAGGCACCGTGGTTCCGGGAGCTCGTCGCAAGAAGCAGGAAGCCGGTACGCTCGCGCAGAAGAAGATCCGCAAGAGCGCCGTCCTCGTGAAGAGCGAAGAATGGCAGAAGGTGCTCTTGCTCGGCATGCAGCTTTCGGCGACGCTGCGGAAGGCGAGCGAGCCGGAGCTGATGGTGCCGACGAAGTTTGTGATGCAGCCCATCTTCCACTTCGGTGAGATGTACCAGGACTGATCGTGCCGTACGCGAGCGACGCACAGCGGCGGAAGTTCCATTACCTCGAATCGAAGGGGGAGATTTCGCACGCGACCGTTCACGAGTTCGACGAAGCCTCGAAGGGCAAGAAGCTGCCCGAGCACGTCGGCAAGATGAAGGAGCAAGACGAGTCGAACATCTCGTTTCTTCTGCTCGACAAGATGTTCTTCGAGACGAAGGAAGACGCGCGAGCGTGGGCGGAGAAGCACGACTTCCGCGTGGCGAAGGTGCATGACGATCAGTCCGAATGGATGATCAAGCTGCGTCGTCCGTCGAAGGACGAAGCGACGACGAACATCCATCTCGCGCAGGGAGTGACTGCCGCAGTCATCCGGCCGAGGGATCTGCTCGGCTTCGCACGCACGAGTGTGTACGCGGGTCAGGGTGCGAGTCCCGCGCCGTACGATCCGATCCCCGATTTCGGAGACATCTACTATCAGCCCGAAGATGATCCGCGTCGTGAGGACGAGAGCGAGAACGCGGCGAACCGTCGTCGTGCGATGGGGATGGCGAATCGAGGCAAGTACGGCTTCCACGGCACGGGCGAAGTCAGCAATGCACCGATCCTTCGCTACACCGACGATGACTTTCCGGTGCTGGAACGACGCGACGACAACGTGCGCGCGGATCCGCCGACGCCGAATCGCTACACGCAGCCGATCCCGGAGAAGCCGAAGCTCGTCATCCAAGAGAAGGAAGCTCGCATCCCGACGCTGCCTCCCGGCAACCGTCCTCGCGTGCCGCACAAGCCGAAGCTCGTCATCGGACCGATGGGCAAGATCGGCGAGACGGAGCCGGAAGAGGCTGACGAGCAGAAGCCGCTCGGACGCTTCCGCGATCCGAACAAGCCGTCCACGGAGCCGAAGCTGACGATCGCTCCGCACCTCGTGAAGCAACCGAAGGCATCGACACGTCCGTCCGTCGTGAAGGACAAGCCCTTCGTGCAAGACAAGCAGCTCTCAGACCGTCCGGCTTCGTCGAAGCGGATGGGTGGCTAGGTGCTACGATGGCCGACGTGATCGACTACGGACCGACGATCGAGCTACCCGACGAGCTGGCGAAGGCGAAGCCGCGCGGCGGTCGCTACTACCGTCGTGTGCGGACCGAGCACGGATGGAAATACTACTACACCAAGGCAGCCTACTAGCGTGAGCACGGAGACAATGCTCATCTCCACGGTCCCGAGGTTGCGGCGCACCGCAAGGAGACGTCGATGGGCAAGACGATGCTGTTCGTGAAGAGCGGTGGTGAAGGATCGCGCGGCGGTCACGTCACCGGACACACGAAGTCGGGTAAGCCGATCTACGCGGTGAGCGCGGTGAGTGGTGAACGCTACCGCGGAGGCGCAGCGGAGAAGCGTCAGTACGGTGGGTCAGGGACGATCACGAAGTTCCACATCCACGATCCGCAGACCGGCAAGCATCACGTCTACGAAGGACATGGTCCGTCGCCGAGCGCTCGTCGTGAGAACGCGCTGCAACAGCATGCTCGCGCTGTCGGCGTGCACGAGACGCATACCGTCGTGCACTCGAACAAGGCCACGAAGAAACATCGGGATGATGTCGGTGACTACGCTCGTGCGTCGGTCGCAGCAACCGAGGTGAGCGAGAAGGCCGAAACGAGCGGCAAGCACGAAGATCACGAAGCTGCCATCGCAGCGCACGAACACGCGAAGTCGAAGAGCGGTGCGATGGGAGAGTCTACGGGGCGCTACCACGATCGACATATCGCGGAGCACCGCGAGGCGATGAAGCCGAAGACGTCCGAGGATCAGGGCTCGCTGAACTTCGACAAGAGCGGCGACATCTTCGACTATCTCGCTCAGCGACTCGCGAAGGCTGGAGGCGAGCGTGCTGGCCACAAGTACATCTCTCGCAAGAAGAACAACAGCGGTGGCTACAGTTACATCTACAAGCACCCGACGACGGGTGCACATGTGCCGATCAGCACTGTGAAGGCTGCGTCGCTCGGCGGCGTGACGACGAAGGCGTACCGCGGTGATGGTGGACTCAACTCGCCCACGTCGGTGAAGCACACGCCCTCACCCGAAGCGCACGAGGCGTACGTGAAGTCACCTCATCCGCCCGGTATCTCACACGGCACGAACCACAAAGGCGAGAAAGCCGACGAGCACGAAAAGTCGATGCTCGAAGATGCGCTCAACGATTCGCATCCGCACCACATCGCGTCCGAGAACAAAGTGCGCGCGAAGCACGGCAAGCCTGCGATGGAAGGCACCGCGCCCGAGAAGAAGCCGAAGAAGACCTTCGAGCAGCATCAAGCAGATGAAGTGGCTCTGAGCGATCTCGATCACAAGGCGCACGTCGCATCGCACAAAGCGAAGCAATCCGGATCAGCCGAAGATCATCGCACGGCTGCGGACCTGCATGATCAGGTTCATGCAGTCGCACCCGACGCGAACAAGAGCTACTACGCGAAGCAAGCGAAGAAACATCGCGAGGCTGCGGACGCAGTCGAGCAGACCAAGAAGAGTGAGGCGATCATGAACAGCGTTCCGAGCACTCCCGAGATGCGCGCGGCATTCCGCGGCCTCGACGGTCCGAAGCCTCTCGCGAAGGGGCTCTACAAGTTCGAGAGCTACGGCTACGCCGGCCCCGGAGGCGCACGGAAGGACGAGGCGCTCCCCGACGAGTACCTCTCGGTCTACCTCGACGCGTTCATCGAGGAAGCCTTCGAGCACGAGAAGTGCGAGAAGATGCACACGACCGACAACGCGATCGTCGGGCCCGGTCCCGCGTCGATGGGGAGCACGCAGGGCGACGAAGCGGACTTCTGGGCTCCGTTCATCATGAACGAGCTGGTCACGTACATCGTGAAGAACAAGAACCTCATGCGCGCGTGCGAGAAGCACAACTGCAACGCGCAGTACATCGCGGATCGCCTCCGCTCCATGAACCTCGTGAAGCCGATGGCGTCGCACGCGACGATGCACGGCGACTTCATGGAAGCGTACATGGACTCCGAGAAGCGCACGATGGACAGCGTCGGCAAGTCGCTCGCTCGCGCGGGCACGATGGTCTCCGAAGAGGAGATGTTCAAAGCGGTCGCTCACGGACAGCGTCTCTCTTCGCAGGTGACGAAGACGGTCGAGCTGGCGACGGAGGACGATCCGATCACGTCGCTGCGGAAGTTCCACGAGAAGCGGAACGACGACATCGAGCGCATCTTCTACGGCGACAGCGACGAGAAGTGATCGCGCATGGGGCTCTTCGATGATCTTCGAGCGTTGGCCGGAGGTGCTTTCCGCGCCGTAGGTCAACGCATCGATGGAGGTGCCGACATTCCTCCCGAAGCCTTCGCGAAGGCGATGGAGGAGTTGGGTATCTCTCCGAACCCGGACGAGATGGGTGATCGCACGGGTACGCCCGGGCGCGTCGCCGATCCGACCGAGGAGAAGCCTCGGGGGCTCTATCACGACCCGTACTCGATCATCGATTGGGGCGGCTGGCGTGAGCGCCCGAGCGCGCTGACGTACGAGACGCTCCGTGCGATGGCGGCGAAGAACACTGTCCTTGCAGCGATCATCACGCTGCGCTGCAATCAGGTCGCTCAGTTCGCTCGTCCGCAGCAGGGCAAGTACGACCGCGGCTTCCGGATCATCAAGCGCAATCGTCGCGACCGTCGCGTCAACATGACGAAGGCGGAACAGAACCGCGCGAACGAGATCGAGAAGATGATCGAAACGACGGCCGTTCTTCTCCCCGACGAGAAGGCGTCCGATCGAGACAGCTTCCGTGCCTTCATCAAGAAGGGTGTCCGCGACATCCTGACCTACGATCAGTGGTGCTACGAGAAGATCCGCGATCAGTCGGGACGTGTCTCACGCTTCATCGCTCTTCCGAGCGAGACGATTCGTCCCGCAGTCGCGGACATCGAGCACATGGAAGCGGCCGAGCTGCGCGAGCGCGTCTCACACGTGCAGGTCTACGAGGACACGGTCATCGCTGAGTTCGGACCGGATCACCTCGCGTGGAACATCATGTACCCGCGCAGCGATCTGCGCGTGAACACGTTCGGCTACTCGCCTGTCGAGCAGCTCATCCATCTCGTCACCGCGTGGCTCTACGGCTTCGAGTACAACCAGCGCTTCTTCTCGCAGGGCTCGGCGATCAAGGGCATCTTGAACGTCAAGGGCGCGATTCCCGACAAGCAGCTCCGCGCCTTCCGGCGGATGTGGTACGCGCAGGTCACGGGCGTCACGAACGCGTGGCGCACTCCGATCCTGAACAGCGAAGACATCCAATGGCAGTCGCTCCACTCGACGAACCGCGAGATGGAGTTCAGCGCGTGGATGGACTGGCTCACGAAGCTCTCGTGCGCGATCTTCGGAGTCGATCCCATCGAGATCAACTTCCAGTTCGGGAACACCGGACAGTCGCACGCGCTCAAGGAAGCTCGTCAAGAGGAGAAGGTCAGCGAGTCGAAGGACAAGGGTCTTCGTCCGCTGATGGATCACATCGAAGACAGTCTCAACCGACACATCGTGTGGGAGCTGGCGGAGGACTTCGAACTGGCGTTCACGGGCCTCGAAGCGAAGACCGAAGAGGAAGAGCGCGAGGCACGCGTCAAGGAGGTCACGAACTATCGCACCGTCGATGAAGTTCGTGCCGACGAAGAGCTGCCTCCGATGCCCGACGGCATGGGACAGGTGATCCTCTCGCCGACGTGGATGCAAGTCTGGACGCAGAAGCAGCAAGAGCAGCAACAGCAACAGCAAGCGATGCAGCAACAGCAGCAACCCGGTGCTCCTCCGGGTGCTCCTGGCGAAGAGCAGCAACCGCCCGGTGCCGAAGGTGGTGAGGAAGGCTCTCCGCCGGGCGCGCAGGGGCCGCAACCGGGTCCGGGTGGACCGGGAGGCGGTCAGAGTCCGTTCGGCGCTCTCGGAGGCGCACAGGCCGGTCCGCCTGGTGGTGGTGGAGCGCCTCCCGAGCTGCAACTGGAGCGCAGCCTTGCGAACGTCGAAGAGCTGGCGAAGTCTCTGCGACGGAAGCGCGAAGGCGACACCGTCGTCATCGACTGCACGTTGCACGCACGG